TTTGGAATGCTTAAAGGTGTATGGAGGTAGTCTTGGCATTGCAGCCGCAAAACAAATCTTTGAAGAACTCGCCCCCGCGCCAGAGGAACCCGTTTTCACTTCTGCTGAGTTATTCGCGCAAAATAAGGAAAACACACCCCGCGTCGACGCCCTTTATTTTCGTTTTCACACACACGCCGAAATTGTCGATCTGGCGCGTTCGCTGGAGCGTGAGAATGCCGAACTGGTGCAGGCCCTGAAATCGCTTCAGGCCCGTCTTGGATGATCCAAACCCCTCACCCCGTTCACCCGATCGTCGAGCTGATCGGCCGCCGCAAGGATGGCCGGATCGCGGCCCGGGTCGGGGAGAAAGAGCGGCTCTTTACCCAGGACCAGCTTGCAGCCTATATCACCAAGCGCGAGGAAGGGATCAGGCTCGAAAAAACAGACGCCCTTCGCTACGGGTTCGAACCCGTCAGCTGGGAACGGGCAGACAGGGAGCGTGCACGCCTTCGGGAGAAATACCCTGTCGGCGTGATCGAGGAGTGGAACCTCGGCGGCAATCGCGCTTCAAAATCCGAACGCGCAGCCAAGCGCATCGTCGAACTCATGATCGGCAAGGAAAGTGCCCGTGTCTGGTGCCTGCAATCGACCGAGGCATCCTCGATCGAAAACCAGCAATCCCTGATCTGGAAATACCTTCCACCCGAGTACAAGACCGAGTCAGGCAAGCTCCGCCAAGGAACCACGACCAAGATAAATTATTCAATCAGCGGGGGATTTACCGAGAACAAGCTCGTCCTCCCCAACGGAGCGGTCTGTTCCTTCAAATTTTATTCGATGGATGTGAAAAGCGTCGAGGGTGCCGAGCTCGACTGTGCCTGGGCCGACGAGCTGATCACCCCGGACTGGCTCGAGGCACTCCGATACCGACTTTTGACCAGGAATGGGGTGCTCCATGTCACCTTTACGCCTGTGGCCGGTTATACCCCGACCGTGGCTTCTGTCCTCAATGGCGCTACCACGATCGAGGAGACCGATGCCGAACTCCTGCCCAAGCTCAACGGGAACGGATTTGAAAAAGTTCCCCTCATCCAGCAACCGGTCAACCGCAACAGCTCGATCATTTATTTCCACACCCGGGAAAATCCTTTCGGCAATTACGAATCGCTCAAGGTCGTCCTGGAAAACAAAAACCGGGAGACCATCCTCTGCCGTGCCTACGGAGTGGCCACGAAATCACGGGTCAGTCGGTTCCCGAGATTTCGTGACGATGTCCATGTTTTGGATCCCGAAAACATTCCCGCCAAGGGGAGCAATTTCCAGATCGTGGATCCTTGCTCGGGTAGGAATTGGTTCATGATCTGGGTCCGGGTCGATGTCCGCGGCCGTTTGTTCGTTTACCGGGAATGGCCTCCGAGCGAAAAATACATCACCGGGGTCGGCGTGGTCGGTCCCTGGGCGCTGCCGAGCGCAAGCAAGCAAGACGGCGATCCCGGAGAAGCGCAAAAATCATTCGGCTGGGGACTCCTCGAGTACAAGGAGGAGATCGAACGCCTAGAAATGGATGAGACGATCCTCGAGCGCTACATGGACAGCCGTTATGCGGCCAGCGCGACCTTGCAAAGGACCGGCGTCACCACACTCCTCGAGGAATGCGCCGAGATCGGATTGCATTTCATCCCGGCCTCCGGTGAAAACATCGAGGAAGGGATTGATCTGATCAACAACCTGCTCAGCTACGATCCGGACAGGGAGGTCAGTTCGACCAATGAGCCCAGGCTCTTCGTCAGCAAGGATTGCACGAACACAATCTACGCGCTGAAGGAATGGACCGGTGCAGACGGCCGCAAAGGAGCTCTCAAGGACGTGGTCGACGTGCTCCGCTACGCGGCCCTGGCCGACCTGCAATACCTCGAGGGGGACATCCTCAGGCCGAGCAAACCGGCAGGAAGCTACTGAATCGGACCGAGGGATCCTTTTCCCTTAAAGTCGAACCACGCTGCCGCGCACCCTGCCACGACATGGAGACGCGCACGCCCGATGACGAAATCGGATCAAAGATCGAACGACTGGGGGCCTTGGACGCCGACGGATCTTTGGCCGACAACCTGGGGATCCTTTCGACCGAACTCATTCAGGCCACCCGGGACGCCGACTGGTACTATAAGCGGAGCGAGCAGGCCTATGCTGCCAGGCTTAATATCTGGAACGGGCAATCCGACGACGGCAGGAAGCACGGCGCAGACCTGAACGCCAATCCCTTCCCCTGGGAAGGGGCCAGCGACACGCGGACACGGATCATCGACGCCGCCATCAACGAACAGGTCATGCTCATGATGCAGGCCTTCACCCGTGCCAAGCCCCAGGCCGTGGCCGTGGACAGTCAGGACATGGTCTACTCGGAAAAGGTCAGCAAGCTCCTTCAGTATGTGATCTGGAATCAGATGCGTCCTCAGATTCGCCGCGAGCTCCAGCTCGCTGCAAACTGGCGTCAGACCTACGGGGCCTCGGTGACCTCCATCATGTGGGATCAGCAACTGCGCCGCACCGTCCAGGAGATCACGATCCCGGGACTGGCAGCCATGATGGCCCAGAGCGATGACCCGCAGGTTGTGGCCCAGGCCCAGCAAAAGGTCATGGAGACCATCATGGACCCCTTCCGCGAGGAAGAGTGTTTCCGCGAGCTGATGCAACTCTCCCCGATCTTGAAGAAATCGATGGCCCGCAAATGCCTTCAGGACTTGCGCCAGACCGGCAAGACCGAGATCCCGGTCCCCGAGGTCTTTGCGGCCATGCCCCGCTGGCAGGCCTTGCTTCCGATGGTCGACATTTTCTTCCCTGCCATCACCGACGACATTCAGCGAGCTCCCTGGGTTGCACACCGCGAGCGCATCACCGAGAGCGAGCTTCGGGACAGGATTAATACCCAGGGATACGATCCGGACTGGGTCGAGGCAGCCGTCAAAAAGAAGGGTTACATCGTCGATACCCTGACCAGCAATCTCTTGTTGCTTTCCGAGAGTCGTCGCAATTTCTGGGGCATCCTCGACTGGGAACGCCGCGATCTGATCGAGATTTTTCACTTCCGCCGCAAATCGATCGACGATGACGGTCTGCCCCAGGTCTGGAACACGGTCCTCTGCCTCGCCGTCAAGGACATGGTCGGCCTCGACGAGCCGTTTCCCTACGAGCACGGGCAATACCCCTATGTGGTGCATCAGCGCGAAAGCATTGCCCGTGTCATCCTCGAGTCCAGGGGAATTCCCACGGTCACCTACACGATGGAAAACGAGATCAAGGTCCAGCGCGATGCGCGGACAGACCGCACCTCCATCAGCGTGCTTCCGCCACTCTTAGTCCCCCCGTCGCGCGGCGCGTCCACGCTGACCTTCGGCCCGGGGACGAAGTGGCCGCAACGACGCGGCGAGGAAATTTCCTGGTTGCCGATCCCTCCGGCCGACAATTCCTCGATCGAGGTCGAAAAAGCCGCGCAAGCGACCTTCGACACCTATGTCGGTCGCATGACCGAGCTCTGCCCTCAGCAAATCGCCCTTCTGCACCAGCAGGACCTCATCGACGGCTGGCTGATCGAAATGCGGATGATCGTCCAGCAGACACTCCAGCTCATGCTGCAATTCATGGACCCTGCCACGGTCGAAAAAATTGTCGGTCAATTACCCCCGGACTGGCAATCGGATCAAAAAACGATCCAAGGCATGTTCGACATCATGCTCGAATTCGATTCCCGTGACCTCAACCACGAACTGCTGCAAGAAAAGATGCAGCTCCTCCAGGGCGCTCTTGCCCTCGACCGGTTTGGCCAGACCGATTTCAGCAAGCTGTTCCCGATGCTCTTCAGCGCGATTGATCCGAATCTGGCCGGTGCCGTCCTCCAGCCGGTCGGGCAGGCCACCCAGGCACAGGTCGAGGACGAAAAGGCCCAGCTTGCCAAAATGGTGGCCGGGATTGAGCCCGACATGCAGCCAGCCCCGGGCCAAAACTACCAATTGCGGCAACAGGTCCTCCAGCAATCCATCCAGGCCAATCCGGAATTGTCCCAAATGGTGCAAGCGCGTCCCGTCCTTCAAAAGATGATCGAGAACAGGCTGAAGTTCTTCGGGTTCCAGCTGCAGCAGCAGAACAATGCCGTGATCGGGCGGGTCGGAACCCAACCCGTCCTCAATCAGCCAGGCGAACAGATGCCCGGAGGTCAGACCGGCATGGGTCCCAATCAATAATTTCTTTTCATGTTCGACCGTATACGCAAAGCCATTGCCAAAAAGTTGACACGAGTGGAGGTCGTCCGTTCCCGGCCGATGAGCGATGACCAGCTCCTCGAGGCCTTTGCCATGGACCCCGATCATCCGGTCCTTCAAGCCATTCTGGAACTGATCGACCGGGCACGCTGGGAGGCACGCGAGAGCGCCAAAGCCACGATCAAAAGCGATCGGGAAACCTTGTTCGCTCTCGGCGGAGAGTATGGCCTGGACAAATTTCAGGACTACCTTCTGAACCTCCGCGCCACAGCCATGGCCAAGCGCGGCCGATAAAATTTGGGATCATCTGCCGGGGAAGTGAACCGGAAACCAGTTGGGAGTAAGTGGTCTCCCAGATGCCGATGCCTTCCAAATTGGTTGGCAGTCCTGATCAGGCCGCGCATCGAACAAACCGTGAGGCGTAGCAATCCTCATGATTCCATCCCCTAGATCCCCTTCATCCCTGTGAATTTCTTTGTTCTTTTCCCTTAAAGTCCCCTCCCCCGC